AAATTTTTAAACAGGGGGCCACATGGTCGGCAAATTATCAGACGACACCAAAATGTCGGGATCGCGCATCCCGGTTCTTTATTGCTGGCGACATGGGATTCCGCATCCCTGGTCCACGCCGAACGACGAACTGCGGAAATCTATCCAGGCGCAGGCGGGTCCGCTGCCGGAATACGATATCGGGGAGCCTGGCTTCGTCGGCAATCTCCTCGAGCCGGTATTGATTCGCGATTGCTGCGCGCATTTGCACATTCCGCAGGCGGAGCTTTCGCCGCCGGTCATAAAGCTCGACGATTTTCAGGTGAGCTGCGACGGCATTGTGGAGATCGATGAACCCGTCCGCGTCCAGGACAATGGTATCGTCAAGATTCACGGCAGCGATGAAATCACGCTCCAGGGGCGCATCCCTATCGAGTGCAAGGTCACGACCGCACCGCCGAGCGATGATATTCCGCTATATCGCGGCCCGATCCAGCTCCAGGCGCAGATGATGGCGACCGGTGCGAGCGCCGGGATCATTGTCACGCTGCATCGGGGCATTGAGCGCCGGATCACGGTCATCCCTGCCGACCCGGACATCCAGGCCGAGATCACCGAGATTTGTGCCGACTTCCGGCGCCGGGTTGCTGCCGAAGATTGGTTTGCGCCGGTCAACATCGACGACGCCGCGATCCCGCCAGCAGAAAAGAGCGAAACCCCAGTCGAGCTGAACGGCCTCGAGAATGATGTCTATCATCTGGAGCTGCTGCGCGATCACCGCCGCCAGCTCGAGGATGAAATTGCCGAGCTGGAGCTGAAAGTGATGACCGCGATGGGCGACGCCACGCTCGGGCAGGCCGGGAAATATGGAGTCGAATGGCCGGTGCGGCATTACAAAGCGCAGCCGGAGCGCGTAGTCGCTGCGAAAGAGGCGCGCACGATCCGTTTGAAAACCTTGAAAATTAAGAGTAATCTCTAAACTGACCGTTTACCCTTTGGCGGTCAGACTCCTAAAAGTCCTATGCCCGGTGCCGCAACCACCGGGCTTTTTTATTCCTCTTCATCATCCTCGATCAGCTCGAATTCCCACTCTTCCGCGCCATTAAGCTCCTCGAGTATTTCCTCGGTGGACATATCAATCGATAAGCCATCGGGAAAGAGCTGCGTGTAAATCATTGAGCAGCCAGGACGACCGCGCTCGGGCAGCAGCATCAGAACTTCCCCAGCCCGGATATATAGATCACCCTGCTCCGTTTTTAACTTAATCATCCCAGCGATTGCCTTTTATCGAGTTTTCCCGAGCCGTCAGAATTTGCATATTCCAGGGGACGTGAAGGCCGCAAACCATCTCGCCGCGCAGCGGAACAATGTGATCGACTGAGTGCGTGATTCCGGTCTCAGCAGTGACCGCGCGCGCCTGGCAGTAAATGGCCTCGATATCCGCCTGGACCAGATTATTGTCGCGCAGGATATTCGCCTGCTCAATGTAAAGCCGTCGCCTTTCTTTTGAGCGTCGGTGCGTCGCCTTGTATTTCGGGCGTACATATCGGGCAGCGTAAAGATAGAACGAATTTTTGTGGTAATGCTCTCGCCAGTAATCGTTCCGGGAGCCGCGCCTGCGGTCATAATCCCGCCAATACGCGCGCAGCTCCTCGCGATCCGCTGGGCTCATGCCGGTGCGCTTGAGCGCGTCGCAAGTCGAGCAGCATTTGTTTGAAGTGTAGCGAGGCGCCAGGTGGCCGAATTTGCACGGCTTCCCGGTGAAATAATACGCGGCCCTGGATTTCCGGGCCTGTTTCGCTGACCCGATCAGATTTTAAACGGGCGGTTTATCCTCCCTCATAGCGTCCGAGAGTCTTTTCGCCCTTGCCCCCACTTGCTCGGCCCATTCAGACCGCAACATTTCGTCCGCTGCCTCGGCGAATCTTTCATCGCGTATGTACCCGATGGTTCGCTTGAAGTTGAGAAAGCCGAACGTCCCCAGATTGAAAGCCATATTCAGCACGACCATTTGCCTGGTCTCGCTGAGATCGCGCCACTCGGGAAACAGCTCATCCAGCTCGCGCATGAGGCGCACAATGTCGCCCTCGAGCATGAATTGCGCCTCGGCTTTGGTGATCCCGGTATCTTCCAGGTTTCGACCGACGCCGATTGTGAGCTTCCCGCTGGTGCAATAGTAGGGCTTGAGCTTGCAGCCTTCATCAAGCTCGAGCCATTTCGTTAATACTTTGAAGTCGACGCCTGCCGTCATTTCTGAGCGTTCCCGAATTTTTGGAGCGCGCCTTTCGCCAGGTCGCCCATGTAGGGCGCCGCGAAATAAAAGCCCAGGATCAGCATGACCGCCGGAGTCATTGTCTCGATCCGACCGTCCAGAATCTCAGTGCTTTGCGCCAGCTTGTCCGCTGCGATATCGCCGACCCATATCGAAACCAGGGAGCTTGCCGTCGCAGCCATAAACATAAAGAGCCAGGTGCCAGTGATCGAGAAAGCGATCACGCGCCGTGCGAGCCTGGAGCCGCTGGTCGATTCCAGCCATTTGATTGTCATCTGGCGAGCGTCGGATTCGGCCCTCATCAGCGCCTCACCCTGCTCCTGCTTGGTATAGAAAGATTTATCGATCAGCCCGAATGTCTGATCAATGATTGAGCTGGCAGCGCCATCGCCCCCGAATAACTTACCCAGCCAGGACATCAGCTTTCCTCTGGTGGATCGTCCTTTTTCTTCACTAGCGCCTGGACCGTATCGGTTTCGTATATCCTGATGCCGGTCCAGATGATCGTGAATAAAGCCGCCACGGGGGGCAAGATGGAGCCCAGAGACCCGAGCATTGTGCCGACGCTAAGTACATCAACCACCTGTTTCGTCGATTCGTCGACCATGTTCCCAAGCCCCCCAAAATTTCGCTAATTGTACCAGCTCGAACGTCAAATCACAGTAGCGCGGAAAAGCCAATGGCGATCCCGACCAGGAAGAAGATCGGGACCACCATGATCCACGCCGCAGCGACGAACAAAGTGCCGATTCGATCAGTCAACGCAAGCTCTCAGATATAGCTGATCGTCGAATGTGAAACCGTTGGCGTATAGGTGGGGCGCGTATGCCTCGCACCATTCATCAGAACCCGGCTCCATACCCTCGTGAGCTTCCGGCTCATAATCGACTTTCTCGCTCGGTGTGGTGTGCGTGAAATATTCGTTCCCGTTCTTATAGCTCTTTTTGCGGTACATTTTTTTCGCCGTCTCGACATACACATTTTCATTCGGCTGCACGGTGTAGGTCGTGCCATCCTCGTAATAAATGACCGTCTGCGCTGACGCGCCGGATACAAATACCGCCAGGATTGCTGCGATTGCTTTCATTTACCTTGCTCCTTTTACTAGTGAAAAGACCGTCCAAATGACGCCCCCGGATACCATAAGCCCAATAATGATTGCAGCGATGTCGATCATCAAGCGCTGTTTGCGCCGCTGCTTGTAGATCGTCGCCTCGCGCCTGGCGCGTATCTCCCGCCGCATCGCCATCATTTCTTTGTAGGTTTCATCGCCGTATGCCCAGATGATCAGCTCCCGGACCTGTTTCTCCATTTCCTCGGTTTTCTTTTTGGCGATGATGGCGTTGAGCGCCTGCTGCTCTACTGATTCGCCATCGAATAGCTTTTTGAAGATCGGCGGGTTTTCGGCTTCCTTCTCGGCTTCCTTTATGTCCGCGACCAGGCCGTACCAGTGCCCGAGCTTTTTTGCGACGTGTTCAATTTCCGCGCCCCTGCTGACAAGAACCTCGAGCCCCTTGAATGCGCTCGAGGCTATTGCGACCAGGGAAAGCGGATCCATTCATATCACTCGGGTTTAGTGGGCCAGGTGATCGTGCTGGGGAATCCTTCCTGCTGCGGAACATCGCGAAGTGCCTGGCGGTATGCCGTCATTTCGTCCGACATGGTGACATCGGAGAGACCATAGTGATCGGTTTCCTTGAGCAGATCGTCGCGCTTTGCCCGTTCATCAGCAGACAGCTTTGCAGTATTTTCCGCGTCATACGCCGCCTGCTGATCCGCCACCGAATGAGTGACGCCATCGTCGTCGGTGTATTCGGTAAACATTTCGCGCTCGGTCCAGGCGTAGACCCAATTCCCATTCGCGTCCTGCTCGACGCCATCGCGGGCGATGGTTTTATACGGCCCGCTAGCATCGGGCTGAAGAGACGGCAATACGGGATCAATTCCTAGCGCCTCATGCACATTTTCGCCCCATATCTTCGGCAATGAGACATTTGGATGCATCTTTCGGATTTCGCCTTGAGTTTTAACGTCACCCGTTGACCTAATGCGATATACGCTCATTTTTTCACCTACTAAAATTCAAATCATTCGCTTGAAAAACCTGACCTGTCAAAGTCCCTAGATCAGTCACCGTAACGGTTGGCGACGTTGTAATATCAACCTTGTAAATTCTGTCGCCGCCATCGTATGAACCAGCCAAAACATATCTAATATTGGAATTTACATTGTTTGAGTCTGATACTGCGTGTTCCACTCTAAGAGCCGCAGGGCAATTTGGAAGCGTTGCTCCGGCGCTGGTTCCTCCGGTTGACTCATTGAATAAGCTAACACCTTGGTGAACTGCCAGTAGCCCATCAACATTACAATCGCAACCTGTAGAGCCACCCGTGGCGCTGCTTACAAAACCGCTTGTTGCGCCGTAAGCAAAAATCCTTGTTCGTATATTGACAGTATTTATTAACCAACTTGACCCCTGACTAAAACAAGTATGCTGAGACGCATCACCGTTCCATGTAATTGTCGTCCCAACCGTTCCCGTTGATGTTGAGTAAGGTCCATACACTACCCCAACGTTATACGCACCCCTGCAAATATATGCGCCATCTCTACTGAAATTTATACTTCTAAAATTGCCTCCGGGCGACCAAGTGCTTTTAAGTGTTACGCTTGATCCGTCAAACTCATAGATATAAGCGTTGTCCGTATAAAAAACAAATTGATGTTTTCCCACATCATTAAGCGCCGCACGGTTGGTTTTTATCTGGCATCCGCTTGCTGCCGTAACCGCCGATGTTGTTGCAATCAACGATCCAATGGTTCCAGTCAACGCATCAAAATTTCTTATTTCTACGGCTGTATAAGTGCTATTAACGCAAAACACATATTTTGAATCAGTTGAAAACGCTATTCCTCGAAATGATGTGTTTGGAGTAGAGATTGCAGTAATCGCATCTGTACTTTCGTTTATACTGTAAAGATAAGTCCCAGAATTTCTATCTGTATAAGAAACATATAATGGCTCAACTAATTCAGCACCAGCCGCCGCCTGTTGTAAAAACCTACCTACACTCATCCTAGTGCTTGCCCCGCTGTAAACCCGTACCAAGTTGTTCCACCGTCGTATGTGTAGAACACGAATTGATCCACAGCAGACGCTGTAGCTGTCAGGGTAGGCGCTGTAGCACTAGGCCAATCAACAGACGTAGGCCACGTTACAGTGTACCCAGAGGCTCCAGAGTCTTGGACAACCTTGAGTGACATTGCGTAGGCTGTGCTGTCGTTGAGGACTGATGTGCTTGTGGAGTATTGGTAAACCGTACTACCAGAACCAACCATAAACATTTTAGTTCCGTCAGCACTGAAAGCTAGTCCATACGGGGCAGTTTCTTGAGATGCTACTGAAAAGTTTTGTGTATACGAAGCGGTAGAAACATCAAAACCAGTAGTCAACGTATATTCATTTACATCATCCCCTACTATACCAATAATGTACATTTTAGTTCCATCAGCATTAAACTGCACATCTGTTGGGCTAGTTTCTTGAGTTGCTACTGAAAAGTTTTGCGAATATGAAGCTGTAGAAACATCAAAGCCTGTAGTTAATGTATATTCGTTTACATCATCTCCAGTTAAGCCAACAACAAACATTTTAGTTCCATCTGTGTTAAATGAAATTCCTTGCGGATTGGCTTCTTGAGCAGACACTGAAAAGTTTTGTGAATATGAAGCTGTGCTTATGTCAAAACCAGTTGTTAATACGTATTCATTTACGTCAAGACCGCTAATATCAAGAATAAACATTTTAGTACCATCAGAGTTAAAGGCTATTCCTGTTGGTTCTGTGGCTTGAGCGGATACAGAAAATGTTTGAGAATAAGTAGAAGTGCTTACATCAAAACTTGTAGTTAAATCATATTCATTTACTTCATCGCCGCCATAACCAACAATAAACATTTTAGTTCCGTTAGTATTAAAGGTTATTCCTGACGGAGATGATTCTTGACTTGAAACGCTAAAACTTTTGGAATCGTAAGCCGCAGAGCCTAATTGATACCCAGTAACAACAGGCGTCCCACTCGCAGGAGGATTGCTAAAGACTACAGTGGTGTTTGCGTCTAGTACGGTTTCAAAGACGTTAGCGCTTTCGCAGTCAAAGGTTGTGCTGTAGGTTGTTGTGGCTGTTGAGAATTGATAAATTTTATTTTCAGTATTATTGGTAAGGCCTATAACATAAAGTTTAGCGCCATCATCTTTAAATCTTATTGTAGCTGCATTACCAGCCACAGTTGAATCAACATCAAAAGTAACAGAATCATAAGAAGCGGTAGTTAAATCATACGCTGTAGTTAAAGAGTATTGATCAATTACATCTACAGCACGCAACACAAATAACTTTGTACCGTCATTATTAAAGACAGCAGAAGTTGTGCTAGATCCGCTAGTAGAAGTTACATCCAATGAAACAGAATCATAAGAAGCTGTGCTTAAATCCCAAGCAGTAGTCATACTGTACTGGAAAATGGTGTCGTTATTTGTTCCCAATAAGTACAGCTTTGTTCCGTCAGGTTTAAAGTCAAGATGATTTGGGTTGCCGTCTTGGGATGTTACAGTCAACGAAACAGAATCATAAGAAGCTGTGCTTAAATCCCAAGCAGTAGTTAGCGTATATTGATAAATTGCATCGCCTAAATAGTCAGAAATAAACAGCTTCGTTCCGTCAGATTTAAAAAATAATGAAGTAACCTGATAAAGAGTAACGCCCCCTGAAAGCGTAGAAAGATAAACAGAATCATAAGATGCTGTAGATATATCCCAAGCCGTACTTAACGAATATTGATATACCCTGTCATTTCCCGCGCCAGCAAAGTACATTTTTGTACCATCAGGCTTGAAAAATACATCTCTTACCATGCCATCTAAAGACAGGATATTTACAACTTTAGAATCATAAGATCCATTGGCAATATCGTAATAATTTGTTGAGGCAGCACTAGAAACTTTCTTAAAAGTCTCGTTGTAGCTATCAACCAGCAGTTCGCCTGTGATGTCTACGTCACCTGTGTGGCTAGTGCCTACTTTGGAATCTAGCTGTGTCTGGATGTTTGACGTAACACCGTCTGTGTAGTTAAGTTCTGCTGTGGTAGCTGTAATGCCGTCAAGAGTGTTAACTTCAGAAGCCGTAGCAGTAACGTCTGTGATGTCAGACAACGACAGACCACCCGCTAACTGACTTGTGCTAATGGACAAAGCCGCCTCGTGTTGTGTAACAGAAGACTCGCTAATGTACGCATCAGGAACTGTAGCCCACGTTACGTTAGCAGTAAGGTCGTTAAGTTCTACAATAGTTGGGTACGTAGTCAAAACCCAGTTACGCACAGCGGCGTTAGTAGGAATTTGTGTATCGCTGTTAACAAAGGTTTCTGTAGACAGCGTAACTGCACCAGCGTCAATGTCAGAGAACGTAACGCTCGTCAGGTAACCTTCTACACCGTGGTCGCCCCAGCCGTAAGCTGTATCCCAGTTAGAGACGTTGAGGTTAGAACCTGTGACAGCACCAGAAAACGTGCCTGTAGTAGCTGTCAGAGAGCTAAACGTACCAGCACCAGCACTAGATCCACCAATAGTAACGCCATCAATAGTACCACCGTCAATGTTAGTTGTTACAGAACCACCTGTAAAGTTAACAGTTCCTGTAGCAGTAATTCCATCAAACGTAGCAGTACCAGTAAACGTAGGACTAGCACTATTAGATTTAGTCGCT